GTCGTAGGTGTAGACCCACGTCTTGCCCGCCGCCTGATTGTTCTCGCGGGTCAGCTGGTCGAGGCTGTCATAGACGTAGCTGGTGGTGTTGGTACCGTCGGATATCGCTGTAATATTGCCCCGTGCATCGTAGGTGTAGGTATAGGTCGTTCCGCCGACTGTCCACTTGTAGACCTGCGTACTGGTGGTGGTCGAAGTGGGATCCTTGTAGGTGATGCCGGTGCTGACAACGGTGCTGCTGCCGCTCTTGGCCGTAATGCCGGTCATGCGGCTGTAGACATCGTAGGTGTAGTTGGCACTCTTGCCGCCTGTTGTTGCCTGCTTCAGCCGGTTGTCGTTGTCGTAAGAGTAGTTGGTGGTATAGCTGGTGCCGTTCAGCGTCTGGGTCTGCGAGGACAGGTTGTTCTTGTCGTCATAGCCCCACTGCACGGTGTTGCTGTAGTTGCTTCCTGCCTCTTCATAGCGCATCAGACGATCCTGGAAATCGTAGGCGTACTTGGTCTTGCGCCCGGAGATGTTGTCGGTCAGGACGCCCAGATTGCCGTTGTTGTCGTAGGTGTACTTGACAGCCTCGGCGTTGTCCTCGTAGCCGATGGCGGACGTGCGCCCGTAGCGGTCATAGCTGTAGGTGATGTAGTCACCGTTGCCGTAGTCGGAGCGTGTCAGCCAATGACTGGAGTCGTCGGAGTAGGTGTGGCTGATCAGCGCGCGGCTGCCGATCTTGACGCTGTTCACAAGGTCAAATGCGCCGTAGGTGAACGTATAGTCCGTGCCGGAAGCGCTGGAGATGGCGGACAGCAGGTCGCTGTTGTAGGTGTAGTTCACCGCGGAGCTGCCCTTGGCCACGCTGGTGGTGCGGTAACGGCTGTCGTGGCTGTAATTGGTGCGGGTAGCAGTCGTTTCGCCGGGGGCTTGCGTCCAATTCAGAATGCCGGTCTGCGTGTCGTAGCCATAAGCGGTGACCTGCCCCAGCGCATCCGTAACGGTAGCCAGCTGATCACCATTAGAAGTGTACGTCGCAGAGGACGTGACCTTCTTCGTACCGCTGCCAACGGTGACCTTGGTGTTGTTGCCGTAGCTGTCATAGGTGAAGTTGGACACCACACCCTCGGGGCTGGTGGCGGACAGTACGTTGTGATAGTTGTCGTAGGTGTAGGTCTGGCTGGCGCCGGACGGCAGCGTCATTTTCGTGAGATTGTTGCTGCTGTATTCGTAGGTGGTGGTCTTTTTCTGCAAGTCGGTGACGCTGGTTACATTGCCGTTGCTGTCGTAAACGTAGCTGTGACCAAACTCCTCTTTAAACAGTTGGATACCATCAAAGTATACCTCATTTACATTGTAGCTGTAAAGTAGAGAAATGGTAATGGAGTTGTAGGCTTTTTCGGCAACGATGCGATCCGCCACATACTGCCAAGTCGAATAGCCGTCTGCGCCGGGATTGAAGGCGACCAGTGTGTCACCGTAAGATCCATTCGTATAGTTGAAGCGAGCGCGGATGGCGAAACGGCGATTGCTGTCCGCGGAGATGGGAACGGAGTGGCCCATCGCCCAACCGGCAACGGAAAATACATCGCCGGCGCTGCCGGAAGCGGTGATAGTCTGGGATATCTGCTTGTCCTGTGCGGCAGCACCGCCGATTCTGAGGCAAGAGTCATCCAGCATGGGAGCCTCGAACATGATCATGCTGTATCCATCGCCAGACGTGCAGGCGCCGTTTTTGCTCCAACCAAACGAGGAGTTGTAAGTGAAGTCGCCATTATCCACCAGATTGTATCGGCTGGCGTTGGCAGATTCCTCCAGCTGCACGCAGTCGAAATAGGCTGTGCCGGAGGTGCCGTTTCGCAATCCAGCCGTAAGGCTGGAGATGTCACTTCCGGTGGTGTTCGTGAACGTGACCTCCATGCGGGTCCAGTCGGTGTTGGTCGTGATAGGCGCACTGCTGGCAATAACGTTCCCGGAAGACATAAGGACCAGCTGCGCACCCAGCCCGCCTCCGCTCATGCCAGTGGTTTTCACATAAGCAGAGAGCGTGTAGGTGCTATCGACCGGGCAATACGCAGTCTGCGTGGAGTCCACACGAATAGTGCCGCTGCTGGCGGTGCGGGAGATCGCCAAAGATTTGGAGCCGATATAGCCAGAGGAAGCATAGGACCATGAGCCTGTGGAGGCATTCCCGCTGCCGGCCGTCCAAAAACCAGCCTGCTCAAAGCTGCTGTTGCGGATCTTGTTTACAACGGTGTTCTGTAGTTTGGAAGAAAGTGCCAGCTGGCTGGCCTTGGTCACATCATTATTGTTCTTGTACTTATAGAACTGGGCTCTGCCTTCACCGTCCTGAATAGAGACCGTGCTGCCGTAATTGTTGAACTGCATGATCTCATGGTTGCCGTTGTGGTCGGTAAAGGTGTTCTGGTTGTGCGCATAGCCGATGTACAGTGCACCACCGGCAGTCGTGCCATCGAATTCCTCGACTTGAATAACACGGTTAGGCTTACCACTGTCGATGGTGTTATAGACATAGGCAAGCCTATATCCATTCGCGTCAGCCGCCTGCGAGAGTAGATGGTTGCTGGTGTAAGTGAAACTCGCCGAAGACGAAAGCGTAGAGGAGATACCCGTCAGTTCGTTTCCGCTGTAGGTATAGCTCTCAGTGGCCAACGAGGAAGTTCCTGTTCCCAGGAAGGAAATACTGCTGAGCATGCTGCCGCTGTAGTTGAACTGATATTTCCGCCCTACGCCATCCGTGATACTGGCGATCCGCTTTCCGGAGGAATACGCGATGGTAATGCTGCTGGAGGTTGCCTGATTGTTACTGATTTTTGTTAAGCGGCCACTGGTATCGAAATAGCTTTTATTTCCGTTCTTGTCGGTAATACAGTATTTTTGCGTACCACTTCCAGTGGTGGTCAAAATGAGCCCGACATTGACTTCATCCTCATAGGTACCGGAAGATTTATACTTGAAGTAATGCCGCGTGGCATCCTCATCTTCCCAAACGTAGTAGGAGCTGTCCGCAGACCACTGATAGACCAGTTGGTTATAGTTGCTGCGCCAACCGTACCCCATGCCGAAGTCGTTGTTGGCCTTGTCATTGGCGTTGTAAACGTGATTGATGGCCACGGGCATACGATTGCCGGAGAACCCAAGCCCGTTGTATACCCAGACAAGATTACCGGTGTAGTCATTGATGTAGCCGGTACCGGCGGCGCCTGCGCTGTGAGAGGTATAATCCCAGATGCTCTCCAAACCGCAGTTGTTGATATAGGCGATGCTCAAGTAGGGGAGGGTGCCTGCAGAATAGTCGGAGGAGCAGAATTCACGGTACAGTCCGCGGGCAGCAGCTTCCTGAGAATCCTCCATTTTGAACATCATACCGGTATTCTCCCCGGCATACCAACCCTGCGCAATATCCGTTACGTCCCAGTAGTACCAGCCTTGTGCGCCAGCGATCTGATAGTCCTCTACAATAGGTTCATAATCGGGTTTGTTGCTCCAGTTTATGGTATTGGATTCCCATGTACCATTAACCTTGTGTACATCGATCTCAGAGGTCGAGCTGCTTGTTTGGATCTTGTAGAGCGCCATCTTGGCATCGACGATAACATCCGCAGAAGTCAGGGCAGGCAGATTCTTATATTTCAGGAAAGACCGGCCGATGCCATAGGAACCCTGACCAATGCACAGCATAGACCATGTATAGCTGAGCTGCGTAATGGAAAATACCGTCTGATCTGCAATGTTAGTAAAGCTGAGTTCTGCATGGACGACCGGGTCCAGTACGACAGGATAAGCGCGGTCTGCCGCAGCCATCCATTCCTGCGGCAGCAGGTAGGTCAGCAGATAACCGTTGTCCGTTTCTTTCAGGATGAGCTCAATATCATCACAATAGGCTTTCTCCTGGTCAAACAGGTATGGTGCAGGCATGAAGAATACAGGCTCATCACCATCGGTGTGATCAGCGGCATACGCATAAATGCTGTTATCCTCCTGCTGCTCCAGCACGAGGTTTTTGGCTTCCAGCAAATATTGATAGCCTGTCCGCCCGGTAGGAGCAGCGGCAATAATAACGGATTCTTTCAGGGAATTGGAGTTCAGATCATAGCGCACATTGACGCCATTGAACACAGAGGCGTATTCCGCAGTGCTGCTGAGCTTTTCGGAGAAAGTCTCCTGCAGAGTTTTGTCGTTCTGAGAAAAGACGATCTCCGAATCCTTTAGCGTGAGCTGAGAGGGCTGCACCTGCGTGCGTCCAAAAATGGTATCGCCCATTTTTGTGGTAGTGGCGGTCTCCCACTGGCTCTCTGCAATAACGTCGATTGTGTCATTTTTGGTAACGGGTGCCGCGGATTCATCAGCATCATCCGCAGTCCCGGAAACCGGCGACTCATTGGCCGTGTCCTCCCCGGAAGAAGGAGCCTCGGGCTGTGCGTCATTTTCGCTTTCGGGAGAAGAGGCGCCTGCTGTAGTATCCGGAGGAGTGACCGCAATATGGGACTCGGTGGGATTTGCGGTGTTCTCGTCTGCAGAGGATGCCTCTTCAGAGGCGCCGCTATTCGCATCGCTCTGCGGTTCAGACGTATCGGCCAATGTATCAGCAGGTTCCGGTTCTGCAGAGCCTTCTGTCTCTGATGTATTATTCCCACTTTCGGAGGCGGCAATATCTTCGTTCATCCGCGCCAGCTTCGCGGTCAGGACATCGTCCTGCAGCAGCTGACCGGCAAAGCGGAAACTCAGTGCACTGTCACCACGTGTGACCGTGACCGGATCGGCTCCGGAAAGGCTGGAGGGCAGAGTAACATCCCAAAGTCCTGCCGTATTCCGATAAACCCGTTTTCCGTCCATTGATGTGGCATGGAGCGTATTGTCGATCTCCTGCCACTCGCCATTTTCGTCCGCATAGTGGACGGCAGTGGGATAGACCGTCAACAGATGCTGACCGTTGGACAGAAGATATTCTTTTTGATATTCATCACGGCTGGATGCGATCTCGGAAACAATGTCGGGCGAATCCACAGGATCATAATCCCGGGCGTACTCGCTTGCTGCCTCAAGCGCATTTTTCTTGACCTCGACCGCTAAAGCTTCCGTGGGAACAAGGTAAAGGCAGAACACAAGCGCCATAAGGAATGACAAGACTTTTGTCATGCGTGGTGCTTTCATATGATTTTCCTCTCTTTTTCTCGAATTAGCGAATCAAGGCTTACGGCATACACTCGGTGCAGGGTGAGCCTCCTTTCATAGATTGCCGCTGCCTGATGACGCCTTCATTGAGTTGTATTTGGCAGAAAAATAAAAGCTGACAAAAATAAGGAAAATCTTTGTCGTCTGTGCTATAATCTAATCCTGACAGGACTTATAACAGACCCTGCTGGCACATTACGCCGACCCTATTTGGGCAATATAATAAGTACCAATAGGAATTTCAAAGGATGGTATATGTGCATGGCCGTGTCAAAAAAGGAACTACAATGTACTATCGGCAAAAATATCAGGGACGCCCGTAAAACTTGCGGATATACAAAGGAAGTTTTGGCAGAAAAGGCTGAAATTTCAGTTGAGCATATTACGCAGGTTGAGCGCGGTGACAAGATGATGAGTGTTCCCAGCCTTGTACGTATGGCTGAAGCTTTGCATGTCAGCGTAGATGCGTTGATATACGAACACGCTGCGAACGATGCAAGGCAGAGCATTGCGCAGCTTCTTGTATCTGTAAGTGAAGATGATTCGCGGAAGTTATTTGCGCTTCTTCAATATGTAAATGACCATTTCTTGCAATAGATAAATCGCAGATAGGACGACTTGTCATGTCGACGAGAGGCATGCGGTCGGATGAGGTCAATAAAGGTGGGGCGAGTGGCATGACATCGGAACAACGTGAGATATTCAGCGAAATCTATATAGATAATTGGCCTAAGCTGTTGCGTTACGCTAAAGCGAACAAGTGGTGTGCCGGTGTAGCAGAAGAGCTTGTCCAAGATACATTTCATGATGCATGGAGCAAGTTCGGCGAACTGAGTGACCACGAAAATATCGGCGGCTGGCTGATGCTGACATTGAAAAATAAGATGCGGAACTACATACGGTCACGGCAGCGAGATGTCAAACTATTTGCCGAATATCTCGACAGGCCGGAAGACATTGCTGCTCCCGATAATTTTGTCAATAAGATCATAACGGTCAATGCTCTTTCGACTATACAAAAGTTCATTTGCGATAATTTCAAGGATGACGATGTTGTCCTGTTCCAAAGGGTAATAGTTGAGGGGAAGAGTCATAAGGACGCAGCTGAAGAATTGGGAATAACGGTGTGGACGAGTCAAAAGCGGATAGAACGAATGCGGAAAAAGATAAAGGAAGAATTTCCGGACTTTTGAACTTGTTTTTGTCAGTAACTGCCCGATAGCTACATATACTAAGCGAAGGAGGTTCAGAATATGGCTGTAACGAATAGTGCTGATATGTACTCCTATCTGGACCAATTGAGTACGCAGGAATTGGAGGCTCTTCTGCAAAAAGACGCAGAAGACCCAGACGGCGGAGATCTGGATATGGTTATGTACATTATGGAGGTGATAGAAAAACGTGAGGGCGGAGTTGATAAAACGGCTGCCGCTGATGCACTGAAAGATTTTTTCTCTGCCTACGCGACTCCGGAGGGCGATGGCCTTCGGCTGTATTCCAGTGACAACTTGGGTGACAAAGAAGCCGAAAGTGATCCCGCTAAAGTGTTCCATAAGTCGAGACATCGCAAGTTTTCTCTCCGAAGTGCGGGACTTATCGCGGCCGTGTTGGTTTGTGTATTTTTACTGGCGGCGTGCTCTGTCGGCGGTGTTGGCAGATTTTTCCAAATGGTTGGGAAATGGACATCTGAAGTGTTTACCTTCGAGAATGCGTATAAGGGAGAGATCCCCCAAGAAATTGGGACAAATGCACCGCAGCCGCAGGAGGATGTACAATATAGCAGGATCGAAGATGCTTTGGCGGCCTATGGAATAACAGAAAAAGTAGTGCCCACGAAGTTGCCGGAAGGGCTTGAAATTGAAACGGTGGAAGTCATCCCATTTGAGAGCAATAATTCTGTTAATTTCTGTGCTTTATACCAGAGCGACACGAACTACCTGATGCTGCAAGTTCGTCAGCTTGCAGACCAGCATGACGAAAAGTTTGAAAAGAGCGAGGGCGAAGTAGCTAAGTACATAAGAGACGGAATTCCCCACTATTTTTATGAAAACGTAGGCTCAAGTTGTATTACTTGGTTTAACGGCAATCTGGAGTGTGTTATAGACACCGATTTGCCGAAAGACTGTTTGATAGCTGTTGTAGACTCAATCTATGAAAGGTAACATATCTATATGATGACAAAAACTGCAACAAAACGTATAGTTTCGTTTGTCCTCGCATTGGTACTTACCACGTTATTGGCAACAGTGGCTGTTGCCACAGAAGTACGCGCCAGTGCTCTGATTGTTTCCCATTCCTGTTCCGCAAGTGCCGGAACCGATGGTGAAATGGATGTTACATTCTCTATTACCGGAAAGAAAATCATGTCCACCATCGGCGCTAAAAGCATATATTTCTATGTCAAGAATGGAAATACATGGAAATTTGATAAACTGTATACGCAGTACTATATCGGTATGAGTGCGGAAAACAAATTAACTCATGGGAATACGATTACATATCAGGGAAAAGCGGGAACGGAATATAAAATTGTTGTGACACTGTTTGTTGAGGACTCTGAGGGGGCAACCGACTCTCGCACATATACCAAATATGTAAACACTTAAAATGTTATCCTGAACCGCTTTAGGCAACGTGATAGAAAAGCTGGCCTAGTCGAGCGTAATATGCTCGATCAGGTCAGCTTTCTACTATGGAGACATATGCAAAGTGTGAGAGCAGATCCGTTCAGTGTTGCTTTATACTTGCTTGACTCACAAATCCTATGCTACAATATAAACAAGAAAACGGGAGACGGGGGGGATGTCTATGATGATCTACCTGCAAACGATAGAAACGGGTGAAGATAAGACGAAATTCGAGCAGATTTACGCAGAATACCGCGGGCTTATGTTTCACGTGGCTTACGAAGTATTACATAATGAAGAGAACGCTGAAGACGCTACACATCAAGCCTTTGTGAGAATTGCGGAAAATATCAGGAAAATTGATATGCCCGTGTGTCCAAAAACCCGCAGCTATGTCGTTACTATAGTTGAACACGAAGCCATTGATCAATATCGCCGCATAAAAAGACGGCGAACCGTGCCGCTCACGGATGAACTTCATGGGATTGAGGTTGCTTACGATGGGGAAAATGCCTTAGCAGCGTGTATTTTGAAATTGCCGGCGCGGTATCGGGAAATGATTCTTCTGCGGTATCATCACGGCTACAGCGTCAGAGAGATTGCGGAGATCCTGGGCCTATCGCTTCCAACTGCCATCAAGCTGAATCAAAGGGCCAAGAAGAAGTTGGAGGATTTTTGTCGGAAGGAGGGGATATTTTGATTAACGACGAGGTATTGAGAAAGGCCGCGACGGAGGCAAATCAGGTGATCACGGAGTCGCTTCCGTCCTCGGCAGCGTGTGCGCATAGCTTTTCCCCGACCTTCCACAAAAAAATGCAGCGAACGATACGGAGAGGCAATCACCCCCTGATTGCCCGCCTGCCTAAGCAAATCGCGTGCTTTATTATCTCAGCAGTTATTATTGGCGGCACATGGCTGACTGTGGATGCAGAAGCGCGGACGGCATTCCTCGTATGGGTCAGAGAAACATATGAAGAGTTTGTTGCGTATCGATTTGTAGGGAACACCGTAGCTGAAAATAGTAATGCCCATTATGAGTTGACATGGTTGCCTGAGGGTTATGCCGAGATCGATCGTTTGCCTACAGACGATGGTTGCACAATCATCTACAGCAATGGTGTTAGCCTGATACAGTTCGTCTATGCAAGCGGCACCGATGCTTCTAGCCTTTTTGTGGGTGATTTCAGCGGAGAAGTCCAAACGATTCGGGTAGGGACTCTTTATGTTGATTTCTATCAGCCTCAGGATGGCGGCATTAGCAGTACCGCTGTATGGACGTCAGAGCAGCAGGACACACTGTTCTCTGTTACCGCTTCTCTGCCAAAGCCTCTAATGATAGCGCTATGTAAAGGTGTGCAAAAAATTTCCTGAAATTTTTAGAATGGCCTGTCCAAAATGACCTCCTTCATTCGTTTAGGTGTTAAACGAATGAAGGAGGTCATTGTTTTGAAAAAGAATATCATTATGCTGCTCACCCTCTTTGCGTTTATGGTATCTGTCGTTTCAGTACACGCTGCACCCAGAACGATTTCTATCAAGCCGTCGATTTCATTTGATGGGACAACTGCAAAATGTAGCGTATCAGTGGTTGCGGATAAAATGTCAGACTCAGTTAGTGCGACCTTGGTTCTTTGGGACGGATCAAAGGTTATTGATAGTTGGACGGCCGCTGGAACCGGATATCTGTTGTTCAGTGATACAGCACAGGTGGTGGAAGGAAGACGCTATACATTGACTGTGGATGTTGTGATTGGAGGTATCACCAAACCGCAAGTTTCGGTTGAAGGTACATGTGGCTGATAGCAGATTTTGTTAAGTTGGATACAGAGAAATGCGCGCGGCTTCTCTGCATAATTGCTATGGGAGAGAGGTGGGACAGATTTAACTGAAATGCAATCGACAAAACCAAACCAAGACGACAAGACGAGGAGAGATTTACTATGAAAAAATTGATTACCCTTATCATCGCACTCGCCATGGCTTTTGTAATGGCTCTGCCGGCCTTTGCTGCAGACAATAAGACCATTTATCTTCCCGAGAAAATGAGCTGGATGACTGCCGGAACTGAAGCACGTAACTATTGTGATTTTCCGACCGTTCGTTGCCATTCTGTTTACCCCGAAAGCGGTTTGGATCTGTTCAGCACGATTCGGTGTCGCCTCAAGAGAGACTCTGTTGTGATCAGCGACATAGTCCACTTGAGCGAACGCAGCCCCGACTATACTACGATTACACTCAAGGAAGGCTATGAGCATGTAAACTCCGTAACATTCCAATTTAGCGGCAATAGTAACGCTGCAGCCTACGCCGTCGTAAGTTACCACACTTATTGAACGTAGGTGTTATCACGGGGATATTGTAATAGTATCTCTCGGAGCGGTGACAACGTTGCAGTTGTCACCGCTTTTGTGAAAGGAGTTTACATGATACAAGCCATAAAATCACAAGTCGCTTTTGCCATGAAGCAAAGGGCGGCAATTCTGACGTTTTACCTTCTTTTGACACTCGTGCTGTTAAACTTTACTACGAATGTATTTGCATTTCAAGGGTCCGACGTTATTGAGATGTATCATCCTGCCAAAATGCTTGTGCTGAGCTATAACCGGATATATTACAATGCCGATATGACGCTTTTGCTTGTGCAATTATATCCGGTCATCGTGGTTTGCCCAGCTGGCTTTACGCTCATTTCCGAAAAAAACAGGAAGACCGATACGCTGCTGATCGCCCGTATGGGAAGCAAGAAATACTATGCGAGCAAGATAGCAGCCAGCTTTATAGTAACCTCGCTCGTGTTCGTGATCCCACCGTTGATCGAATTGGTACTGAATTGCATATCATTCCCCACAGCTGCTACAGGAGATTTTATCAATTTGAATCAGTACAATCCGCGTTATGTTGAAATGGTCAGCCATTATACTTTCGCTGAATTGTTCAAAATCGATTCATATCTGTATTCTGTAATCAGCACCTTGTTTTTTGGCGTGTTCTCCGGAATTCTTGGAATGTTTACGGTTGCGTTATCCATGATTCTAAAGGTGCGGTATAAGATCTTCTTGTTCTTGCCGGTGTTTGTGTTGCTCAATATATCGCTATATTTTTCGGAAATTATTAAGGGCGTTCCGTTCTCGGTCAGATGGTTTGACTATGTGTATATTTTCAACGATGCCGAGAAAAGCGGGGCGTTTTTTATCGTTGCAGTTGTTATGCTGATGGCTGTGTCGTTTTTCTGCGCTTTTTATAAAGGGAGACGTGACCATTTATGAGCAGCAAAAAATCTGTACCACTCGTCTCAATGGCGGTGCTCTGCGGCGCGCTGTTGTCATTGGCTTTCGTTAATCCGCATAATGGGCAAATAACTCTGGCGGAGCTGGTTTTGCAGCTCAGTGGTTCCCGGGGAGACCTTCCACTTGGAACCTCCCTTCCGGAGCTATTGTCATTCAGCATAAAAATGGCACCCTATTTTTTGTTTGAACTATACATTGGAGTATATCTATATCGGCATTTTTGTACAGCGAGCGTCTATGTGTTCTCAAGAACTATTCACCGCACACGTTGGTATATCAAGGAATGTCTGAAAATTTGCGGTGCAGGCATCCTTTATCAAGTTGCTCTGCTGGGAACGGTTATTATCGTTACGCACTGTCGCTATGATGTGGTGTGGCAGGGGTTTCTGGTACTGATAACCCATTTTGTCCTTTATGGCTTATGGCTGTTCGCCATGGTGATGCTGGTCAATATTCTATCTATACTTTTGGGTAGTGAAAACTCTTTTGCTATTGTGCTGGGGGGACAGGTTGTGTTTATTACGCTTCTGGCATTACCAAAAAGTAATTATTTAATACAGTTTGTGGTGCTAAAGATCAATCCGATGGCGCGTTTAGTTTTAGGTTGGCAATCGTCAGGCATAGATGGACTAGATGTGCTAGGAGGGGTGTTGCGGCTTCAAAACTCGCTTTCCTATATAGTATTTATTGTGTCTTTGATATTGATAGGAGGGGGGATCCTGATTAAAAGGCACGACTTTATTACCGTAGATGCCGAATTTGGAGGAACATAATATGCAATTGACAGCTACCGATGTCACAAAGGTGATAAAAGGAAAAACTGTACTTTCACATATCAACCTATCATTAAATAGCGGGTATGTCTATGGATTTATTGGACCAAATGCCTCCGGAAAGACAATGTTGTTCCGAGCGCTCTCTGGGCTGATGTCTGTGACAGCAGGTGTAGTAAGCCTTGACGGAAAAATTCTCAAAAAGGACTTCCCTGTTCTCCCTAACCTGGGGATTTTACTTGAAAATGTTTTGCTTTATCCAGAGTTGACAGGATATGAGAATCTTGAATATCTTGCGAGATTTAATCGCAAGGTGGATAAAACCGGGATTATAGATGCCTTGCGACGAGTGGGCCTTGAACCGACGGACAAGCGGAAGTATGGGAAATACTCGTTAGGTATGAAGCAACGGTTGGCCATTGCTCAGGCGGTTATGGAGAGGCCGGACATTCTCATGCTGGATGAACCGACAAACGCATTAGATCAAGATTCTGTAAAATTGATTCGAGGACTGATCAAAAGCGAAAAAGATCGAGGGGCTATAGTCCTGCTCGCAAGTCACAACAAAGAGGACATCCAACTACTCTGCGATCATACTTTTACCATGGATAGCGGAGCCATTGTGGGGAGGTGACTAAACTTGAAATTGCGTTATCACTTGGTTTTCGTTGCCCTTCTGCTGACTGCATTTGGAATACTGGGAAGAGCGCACTACGGCAGTTACACAAACTTTACCGCAGAGTCAGATTATCAATATACCTGCTACGTAGCCGAATTAATGTCGGAGATGGCGACCGCTGATTGTCAAGAGATGCGAAAAACTCTCCTTCAAGCCCCTGTCATCCTCCAAGTGACGCCTGTCGATGAGCCAATCTGTTTTTTTAAAGGCAGACAGCAGCGTGTCCGGGTAGAACAGATATTCAAAGGCGAAAAAGTGACGCAGGGAGAGGAGATTCTTATCACAGCGGATAGATGGAAAGTCTATGCCGACGATAGGAGTATGGATATGGGCTATGTCAATTTCATGAAAGTCGGCAACAAATATCTTGTTTTCCTATCGGGAATCGTAGGTAACGCAGAGGACGGCACAAACGTGCTCCGGCTGCAAAGCGGGCAATTCATCGTACCCGTATTTTCTTATAGCGAGTGTGAAAACAAAGTATATCCGATCTCAGGAGATTCCACTTATGTTCCATATGCTGAGGTTTCTAACAATGAGTTTTTTGCTGTTGATAATGAAGGGCTAAATGCTTTTTTGACACTAAAAGCGGAAATGATAAACAAATACAACGGCGGAAACTAAACAAGTGACCACTGTTTTTTGAGGATTCTGAGGGGCAACCGACCTCTGCTCATATACCAAATGTGTAAAAACACAAGGTGATAGTTTCCACCTGTACGTCATGCTTCCCCTGCGGTACAATGAATCTGTACTTTAGGTGAAAGCATAAAGGACGGAGCAGAGCAGGCACGGGCGAGAAAGGAGGTGAGTTTTCCTTCTTCGTTCTGACTAAGACTTGAAGTATGTAAAAATATAGGACAACAAGAAGACCGTAATTGCCTTTTGGGGCAGTTACGGTCTTTTTTTATTGTCCGGAAGAAAGGAGATTTCAAAATGAATGGCACCCATAAGAAGTAAGCTGATGGAAATCAGCTACAGTGACCCTAAATTTCAGATCCGGCTGACCGGTTACGCGGATACCGTTATCATCGACAGCGGTACGCAGCAGACGATCAGCGCCATTCGCTTCGGCGGTTATCCCGAAGTCGTTCGGGCTCTATCGGACGCCATATACGGTGGCGCGTCGGTAGAGCTGAAACAAGACGATACGACTCTATATCTGGATTGCAGGCCCAAAGGCTACCGACGGCTGCTGTCCCACGACGGGATATATGCCGTTGCGACCCTGATGGCCAACGATGACAGCCAGATGGAGGAGAATACTGCCGACGACAGCGATGAGGACGCCCCCGAAAACCCACGCAAATGCTATATCTTTTGCCCGCCCGGAGACCGTGCGAGTCTGTTTGCTGAGGTAGACCGGAAAACCGCCGCACCGTTGATCCCTGAGTTTCAGGACTATGTGCTGGATTCTCTCATTGTCAGTGGTGATCTGCGGCAGATGAAAGTGCTTTCCTTCACTGAGCGCATGGAAGCCTGGTCGTTGACGCTGCTGCCAGAGGATCGAAACGTAACGGACATTCTGGAGCAGGGGCTCAAAGATGGGAATATCACCATTCCTGGTGCTGTCCCTGATGCGGCAGACGGCTTTGCGGAGGTAAGCAGCGTGACCAGCTATCTGAATACCTTTGGCGTTACTGTGGCCGACCGTATCCGCAGCCAGTTCGTTCCCAAGTTCGATCCGGCGTCGGAGCCGCTTTCGGAAGAAATACTGGAGGTCAACGATTATATCCACGAAAAAGCCGGTTATTCCCTCTATGACGCCCAGCTTGCAGTGGCAGAGGCTGTCAAACGGCAGCTTTGCCAACACAAAATGGCACTCATTGTGGCGGAATGCGGCAGCGGCAAGACCAAGTTGAGTGCAGCAGCGACAGGAGCGTTGAACACACTCAAAGGCCGCGGGACTGGCAAATCCTTCAACCTTGTCATGTGCCCTTCTCACGTCACAGGCAAGTGGGTACGGGAGATCGCAGAAACACTGCCGGATACCTATGGCATGGTGGTCAAAAGTATCGCCGACGTGGATCGACTCTTCGACCTGTACCAGCGCGGGGATAAAAATGTATACGCCGTTTTCAGTAAAGAGCGTGCCAGAGACGGTTATATGCGTTATCCCGCCGTGTTATGGAGCCGCAGAAAGCGCGGCTTTGTCTGCCCGGACTGTCTGGAGCTCATTGAGATGGAGACCAGCGGCGACGGCACAAGATACATGGTACCTTCGGACCAGTTTTTCTTCCAGAAGGAGCATCTGGCGAACCACCTATGCCCTCATTGCGGCACACCGCTTTGGGCACCGGTCAATGACCGGCGTCAAATGCCGTGGATAAAAATAGGCGGGTATGGCTGGGTGTTCCGGCCGCAGGCTGCCATGCACCTTAACCGCACGAAAAAAGAGCACATTCTGGAGCAGCTGCGGCAGCTCGCGGAGCATCCGGAACGCCCGTATTGCATCAAGGGCGCGCACCGCCGCTTCCCGCTGAGTACCTACCTCAAGAAAAAGTACCGCGGACGGATCAGCAGCTTTCTCTGTGATGAGCTGCACGAGTACAACAATGACAGCGGCCAGGGCGATGCCATGGCGGAGCTTTACGGCATCAGCCGGAAATTCATCGGCATGACCGCAACGTTGATCAACGGTTACAGCTCCGGTATTTTTCACCTTCTGTACCGTATCGTCCCCGGACTGATGCAAAAGGATGGAAAGTCCCACGATGCGCCTTCCCGGTTCGATGCGGAATACGGCGTGGTGGAAAACACCTATGAGATCACCGACGCGGACTATAACTCCAACCGCCGCAGTGCCAAAAGCAAAAAACGCTCACGGCAGCTCCCCGGTGTTTCTCCGCTGGTATTCTCCCGCTTCTTGCTGGAGTGTACGGCATTCCTGTCGCTGTCCGATATGGGCAAGGATCTTCCTGATTACGAGGAAATTCCCATACCACTGACGATGCCGAAGCCGATCGAAGAGGCATACAAAGAAGTGGAACGGGAACTGACGTCAGTCCTGAGAAATGACCGTAAGGCGGCCAATAAGATCTTGTCCGCCTATCTCAATCTGCTGACGGTGTATCCGGATCAACCCTATGACCAGCCGGAGATCATCCACCCCATCAGCGGCTGCACCATCGTGAAGCCGGAGGACATGGCAGACTTCCAGACCGTCCTCCCGAAAGAGGAGAAGGTGCTGGAGATCGTGCGGGCCAAGATCGCCGCAGGCGAGAGGGTAATGATCTACACCAGCTGGACACGGACAGATACCCAGCGAAAGCTGCTGGGACTGCTGCGTGAGGAAGGTATCCGAACGGAGATCCTGAGCACACAGATCGTCCCGGAAAAGCGGGAGGATTGGCTCAGTAAGAGGCTGTCCGCAGGCACACAGGTCATTATCACCAACCCCAAATGTGTGGAGACCGGCCTTGACTTGAACGCATTTACGACGCTGATTTTCTACTCCATGGGCTATAACCTGTTCACCTTACGGCAGGCGTCGCGCCGGTCATGGCGCATCAACCAGACAGCGCCGAGAGTCGAGGTCTATATGCTCTACTACGCCGACACCATGCAGGCGAAGGCGATGAAGCTGATGGCCTCCAAGCTGGCTGTGGCCGGACTGATCGAGGGGACTTTCTCCGAGGAAGGACTGGCGGCCATGAGTGACGTGCAGGACATGACCTCGCAGATGGCAAAGGAGCTGATGCTGGGCATCAAGGACAATGTGGAGGATATTGCCGTCACCTTCAAGAAGATGGCCATTATCAACCCACACCGCGCAGTAAAGCAGCTTCCGGAGCCGGTCACTGTTCAGAAAGAAAGGGTGGTCGAAGTACCGCAGCCCGAAAGTGTCCGTGCCACAGATACCGCAGCGCGGCAGACGCTCTATGATGGCTTGCTGCAAGCATCGAGAACCGGCAGGAAACCGAAACACACCGAACTGGAGGACCAGCTCAGTATGTTCGATACTGCCGCGTAAAGGAGGAATATTTTTGAATTTTACCATTGACAGGGCGGCGTTTCTGACTGCCGCCAAGCGTGCCGCGCAGCTGGTGCCGTCCGCATCACCACTAGAGGTGCTGAAGTGCGCGCTGCTGGAGATCGACACAGGAACGCGCTCCCTGCACATGACCGCCACCAATATGGAGGTAACGCTGCGGCAGGACGTACCGTTGCTGGCCTATGAAGGCGGTGATACCACATTCGCCATTGATGCCAAGCTGCTCTCCGCCATGCTCACCAATCTTCCGGGGAATACGGTAGAGTGCTGCAAGGGGGACAAGGATACGCTGGCACTATCCAGTGACCATGCGTACTATCAGGTACCAACAGCCGGCGGCAAAGGTTTCCCACGCATGAACATCACTGCTCCTGAAAGCATGGTGAAGCTCAGCGGTGTACCGTCCATGGTACGCCGTGCGGCGTTTGCCACAGACCCGAACAGCAGCAATATGCCCCTGCTGCGCTGCGTAAACCTCCGCCTGACCGCTGATGGCCTGCGCGCCGTTGGCAGCGATGGCGTCTGCATTGTTTCCGCAAAAGGAGATAAGCAATGTACTGGAGATCAGACGTTTCTTATCCCCGCTGCCAACCTAGAAAAGCTGGCCCAGCTCTGTGAGGAAAAGGATACATTTTCCGTTGGCATGGCTGACAGGCAGCTCGTCTTTGTGAAAGAGGGCTTTCAGTTTGCCGCACGGCTCATGCACGGCAGCTATGTGGACACAGACAGTCTCATTGCGGGGACACAAAACACATTTACGGTGCTGAGCGATTCCGAGGAGCTGCGCCGCACATTGCAGACGGCTACGGCCGCGTGCATGGACAACAGAACGATCCTGCACTTTGACGGGAATCGGCTGACCCTTCGCTGCACCGGTGAGGTCGGTTCCTCCAACGCGGCATTGACGGTCATTCCTCTGACGGGACAACCTGCCGGTGACTACTGCTTTGCGGTGGATCGGCTGGAACGCTGCCTGCGGGCACTGCGCGGCACCGTTACGCTGGGCATCGCCCAGACGGGAATGCTGACGCTCTCCACGGAGGATGCGTTCTATATGCAGACACAGCTCCGCATGACCGCGTCGAAAGCAAAGTCGGCTCGCAAAAAAGCCGCAAGGGCTGCGTAAGGGGGCGTGCGGTTGGAGATACCCCATATTTGCCGATACTGCGGCGGTATTGTCCGCCTTGTGCCGGCAGAAAGCGTCTACGGCGATTCTGCCGTGCGGCTGGGTCTGAAAGGCGAAAAGCTGTATCAATGTCAAAACTGCAATGCCAGAGTAGGTTGTCACAGGGGGACGGTTCGCCCTCTTGGTGATCTGGCCAATGAGGTGCTGCGTCTCAAACGCATCGAAACACATCAGGTTTTCGACGCATATTGGACGGAGCGCGGTATGAGCCGGACACAGGCGTATCGCTGGCTGGCAAAGAAAATGCACCTTCCCGAACGGAAGGCGCATATTGGCGGTTTTGAGATGCACCAATGCCAGAAGCTTATTGATCTGTGCCGCGGAAACAATGAAACGAAGGAGGATGTTACGATAATATGACACTGCGAGATAAAATGCTGGCCGTGATGCAGGACGTCAACAGCCAGGTGGCAGAGCGTGAAGAACTGGTTGAGCTGATCGCCATTGCGCTGCTGACACGGAACAACCTGTTCATCCTCGGCAAGCCCGGTCAGGCCAAGAGCCTGTCCATCAACCTGTTCCGCCAACGGATCACCGGTGCGCGGCAGTTTGAACGGCTGCTTTCCAAACAGACCGATGAGGATCAGCTTTTTGGCCGCATCGACCTGTCCAGTCTGATACCCGGCAGTGTGCCGGATGCTGTGCTGCAGGACGATGACGTGCATAAAAACCTGCGCGTTGATCTTCAATGTATGGTGGACGGTCTCGGCACGAGAAAAGATGCGCCGGACAGCTTTACCATGCTGGAAAAGGCGACAGATAAGCTGCTCAGCTACCGAAAGGCCGTGGCCGCGCTGCATCAGAATGAGCCTGTGGTACAAACCGCCGGCAAAATACCGGAGGCGGATATCGTGTTCCTGGATGAAATATTCAAGGCCAACGATGGCGTGCTGAACTCCCTGCTGACAGCACTCAACGAGCGCAAATATACCAACGAGGGACGCACCTATCCCATTCCGGCAATTTCCTTCTTTGCCGCGTCCAACGAGATTCCTAATTTTGCCGATCCGCAGGAGCAGATCCTCGCGCCGCTGTATGACCGTTTGCAGATCAAAGTGGTGACAGAGGATATTGCTGACCGCGATAAGCGTCTGGCTGTCCTCAAGAGCAAGCAAAACGGCGGCGATGGATCGGCAAATGCCACGATCTCGCTGTCTGAGTTATATGCCATGCAGCAGGAGGTGGCCACCATCCCTGTGCCGGATGCCATCAACGAACTGGCTGACGATGTACTTTGTGAACTGCGGAACAGTGGGATCGAGGTGTCAGACCGTAAATATCTCAACTACTACCCTCTGGTGCAGGCCAAGGCATGGCTGGAAGGGCACGACAAGGTGGAGTCTCAAGACCTGCTGATCCTCAAGTGCTATCTCTGGCAGGCACCCAGCGACCGACCCACGGTAGAAAACACACTGACCCGCCTGTGCGTCAATCCCTTGCAGGATAAGGTAAACAGTATCCTTGCCATGGCGGTGGAGGCGCAGGAGGATTTCAACACCGTTGTTGTGGATGGCGGCAATCCCAAGGCTGGCAGCAAGGCACTGCTGAAGCTGCGTGGTGAACTGCTCCAGCTGTATAAGCGGCAGCAGGAGCTATGTGCCGCCGCACAGTCCGACAGTGAAAAGGACATGGTGAATAAGCTCCTGAACGATTTGGAGGCCATCAGCATGGCCGCCCACAATGCGGTGAATTTCACCTATATCCCGTTGGAGCAGATGGCTGCTCTGCAATAACTACATTTTTGGAGGAACGATTTATGTTGAACAAAATCATTGTGATGGGTCGCTTGACCCATGATCCTGAGCTGCGCCGCACCGGCAGCGGTACACCGGTATGCAGCTTCTCTATTGCCTGTGACCGCGATTTCAAATCGCAGTCCGGAGAAAAGGAGACCGACTTCTTTGATGTGGTGGCATGGCGCGCCACCGGAGAATTTGTCAACAAGTATTTTACCAAAGGCCGCATGGTCGTGGTAGAGGGGCGGCTCCAGATCCGCGAGTGGCAGGATAAGGAGGGCAACAAGCGCCGCAGCGCGGAGATCAACGCCGATAATGTCTACTTCGGCGATTCCCGGCCGGCGCAGGCCGAAGGAGCCTCCGGGACTGGCGAGGCCGATGCCTTTAAGGATTTCCCGCCGTTGGATGATTTTCCGTCCGTCGCAGGCAGTCCTGACAAAGAGCTGCCATTCTGATCCTGTAGAGTAATGAAATAGAAGGGGGGAGGCTCACGCCTCCCCCTGCGGATAGGAGATGCTTTATGAATACCAATAGGCGAAAAGCCTTTCGGACAATAGCGGATGTACTGCATTCCCCCATTGCGGAGCTTGCGGCTCTTCGGAGAAAACCGGCACAGAAAACCGACCGGGTGATGCGCTCCAGCAAACTGGAAGACAGCATATACGCTGAACTACGCGAGGATGATACAGAAATGGATATGACGGAGAACGCCGCGGCGCAGAGGCTCAAGTCTTTCCCCGCCCTCTCCCGCGATGTATTTCAATCCCTGTATTCGCTGGCTCCGCGCAAAAACGATGCAGATATGCTCACCGCTGCGGCGCAGAGGTTCAACGCGCCCATCCTCGACCATGTTGCCCAGCAGGACGATTATCCCACGCTGAAGAATATCTGCGAGGGTCGCAGCCTACCCGCCTATGAAGCGGCAGCAGAGTTCACCGACCGAGCCGCCGAAGAACTAGACGGGTTGCTGTCTGAGTTGGGCGGTGATAAAGGTACGCTGAACACCCTCGAAAAGCTGGAAACGGCACGGGATGCCGCGGCAGAGGAGCTCGCTAAGCTGCTTGATGTCCAAGCTACAGGAGAAACGACCGAGCCGGGTAAGCAGGCGCTGATAAATGCTGCCAATCGGCTGGACAGTAAGCAGCGGCAGGTGGAGGCTGTATCTCAGATGCTGGACACGACCATGCTACGTCAAATGGAAGCAGTTGATCTGGCGGTATCCGCCGCTGTACAGGCTGCCACAGAACGGGCACAGGAGGTGCAGAGCATCATCGGCGCATGGAGCGATGAGCCTATGAATATGTGCCGTACACCCGAAAATCTTGCGCTGCTGAAAAAGGTACGCCAAAGCACGGTGCTGAAGGATATTTCCAAGTATCTGGGACGCTTTCGCGAGATTTTCACGCAGGCCAAGAAAAATAGCTATGCCTATGGGCGGGGTGAAACCTACTCTCTGGAGTTGGGCAATAACCTGTCCCGTGCATTGACCTCGGAGCTTGCCATGCTGGCCACGCCGGAGACTATTCCGCTGTTCCTGCGGAAGTATCAGCAAAAGCAGATCAAACAATATCGCCGGCGTGAACCTATTTATAAGGGCATGGGCGATATTATCTGCTGTCTGGATGAGTCTGGTTCCACCGAAGGCGAAGCTGCGGCATGGGGTAAGGCGGTGGCCATGACCCTGTTGGAGATCGCCGCAGAGAGCCACCGGAGCTTTGCGCTGATCCATTTTGCCGGAAGCAGCAGTTGTCAAGTGGACATATTCCGCCCGGGTGAATATACGCTGGAGGATAAGTTGTCTGCGGCGGAGACATTTCTCGGCGGCGGTACAAACTTTGAACGCCCCATCCGGGAGGCAATCCGGTTGATGGAGTCGGAGGGCTTTGAAAAGGCCGATGTGGTTTTCATCACAGATGGCGAATGTGCGTTGTCCGATGCCTGTCGGCAGGAATTGCAGGCGGCACAGGCCGCGTATCATTTCACGGTAACAGGTATTTTGCTGGACAAAGGGCAAGCTGACACGGATTTCAGCCTGAAGCCTTTTTGCCGGAAGATTTATCAAACTAATAGTTTATTTGACACTAATATCACTTCGCTAATAGATGCATATAGATAATTGAAAGCAACAAATTAAAGTCTTTGCAGTGTCTTACAAAAATATGTCAAATGTCTCCCTTGCACTCTAAGAGAGACATTTGGAGTTTGGAATACTATCTCACAGAGACGGTGCATGGGCAAGGCGTGGGGCGGTTCGCCACTTACTGTTTCACTACAAATCAAGGCTTTTCATTTCCCGCTATCAATATATAGAGGCAGGACTCAGTAGTTGTTTTCGACTACTGAGTCCTGCCTCTTACAGTTGATGAGTAGTTATATAAAAAACTTTAATGTGTAAGCGAGCGCTTGCCTTTGTTTTTATTATTCCGACTACACTGGACTCACATCATCAGTTGCGGGAATAACAAAGCCCTTGGCACAGCGGCATGAAGTATATACGGATATGCTCTCACTTCTGACGCTTTCGGCAGAGCATCGGGAAAACCTGCGTGAACGCGGCCTTTCCGACGACCGCATCGACCAAAACCAATATCGCAGTATGCCGCAGACGCCGGAAGGCCGAAAGCTGCTGGCCGCGTTGCTGCGAGGCACCGGGCATGACCTGCAAGGCATTCCTGGTTTCCGTACCAGTTATGGGGAATGGACGCTGTCCGGACCAAGCGGTTTCCTGATCCCCGTCCGTGACAAGGACGGTCTGATACAGGGTATGAAGATACGGCTCGACGAAGGTGAGCCGGGCCGGAAGTACCGCTGGCTCTCCAGCCGCAATGCCCCCAATGGGACACGCAGCTATTCATGGACGCACGTCAGCGGCAGCACCGCCAGCAAACGCGCCTATATCACGGAGGGACCGCTGAAAGGCGACGTGGCCAGCTATCTGGACAACGACGCCCTGTTCGTCTGCATCGGCGGTGTCTTTGCCCTCCACGGGCTGAAAGATACGCTGATAAGCCTTGGCGTGACCGAGGTGGTGGAGGCAATGGACATGGATCAGATGACCAATCCGCAGGTGCGGCGCGCCATACTGGCCATCCGCCAGGAAGTGCAGAGCATCCGTGGCATATGCTACTCCAAATACGTCTGGAATCCGGCGTATAAGGGGATCGACGACTACTATCTCAGCCGCATCGCGGCACAATGAGGAGGACATGCTATATGACAGAACTCAAATTTGAAAACATGACTGCCGCCGCATCCGGCGATCATCAGAATATGCTGGGAAAGCTGCTGTATTTCTCTCTGCCCAGTGTTTTAGTGGATAAGGATGATCTGCGCCAGCTCTGTGTCGATATGAACATCCCCTACGCAGGCGGCAACCGCCTGTCGGTGTCCGACGCTTTCCGCAGTGCCACCGGCGATGTGCGGGACAGGATCATCAGCGAGGAATACGGCGAGAGACGTATTTATCAGATCTATTGCCGGGATAACCGGCGTATCTCCGACAGCGTTATTTCCCGTGAGCTGGTAAAGGAGACCATGCACCAGGAAACCAACCAATATGAGAAGCTGGCCAACATCAGCTACGATAAGGACAGCCAGATCTTCAGCTACGACAATCTGGCCTATGACAGTCAGATCGACGCCATGGCCTATTGCCGTAGGGCGGAGGAGCTGTTTGAGCTGTACCAGCGCTGCGCCAACCGAAGGCAGGTGGAGACCATCTGTGTGAATTTCCTCCGTATGCTGGAATCCACCAAGCTCAGTGTCAACGGCCATCTCTACTTTGTGCCGCGGCACAATATGGAAAAAGTAGATATTTTCGAGGACTTCGTCGCCGAGCTTAGCCGACTCAGCCGCAATCAGACGCACCTGATGGCGAACTCCATCTACATCATCGACGACGCCAAGCAGCGTCAGAAAATGACAGAGGAGTTCTATTCCGCCGTGAAGAAGGAAATCTCAGAGTATCAGGAACGCGCCGACTATTTCATCAAGAGCGGCTGCCAGAGTCCCAGCGTGATGGATCGTTGGGTGCTGAAGATCCAGAGTCTGGAGGGGAAGAAACAGCACTATGAAGATGTGCTGCGCCGTGAGCTGGATGGGCTGGATGATGATTTCGCCACCCTGAAGCTCTTATCGCAGGAACTGTCCTTCCGCGCCCAAGCAATTCGGGCGAAGAAGGCGGCGTGAAATAGTTGGTCATGCTATGTATTTTTAACGGTAAGTTCAAACTGAAAAACTATTCCGGCTAATCCATATAATTAATGCAAATGGGAAGACTTGCCTTTATAACTGGAGGCAAGTCTTCTCATTTATGTTTATGCATTTAAGCATATAGGTTTTTATATTCTTCCATGGCAAAATGATCGGTCATACCGGCAATATGGTCGCATATTTTTCGCATTAAGGCAATTCTATTGTTAATGGTAAATCTGCTACTGGAAAGAAATTTTTCAAATTTTACCCGTACGGCGCCTATGCCTCTATTTGCTGCGGAATTTAAGTCTTTATATTGACCAATTTCTATCATGTACTGGATAATTGCGCTATCGGGCAATTGCTGCGGATGAGAATAATATGCCTGGAATAGTTTCTTTATGATGTATTGCCCTTTTGCATTCATCCGCTCTACTTCCTGCGAATGATGAATTTTTTCGCTGATAACACTTGGATACTCCCGTTGAAATAGGTCGATTCGCTTATCCTGTTCGCCATGCTTTTTAAATCCTATGGCGGATACAATTTGCTCTTGATCCCAATTGTTGTTGGCCAAAAAATCCAAAAGTTTTTCCTCATCTCCTACCTTATCATTCCAAAGCAATCGGAGATTATAAAGTGAGCACTCAATCAGGCGATTTACTAAGGTGTTCACAACCACGCGAGAAATGTCGGCTATATCCTTTTTCCCCATGTGATGTCGCTTTTTTAGGCTATTTAGCGTTACACTGTCGTCCGCACTCATAATTGCTCCCAAATTATCCTTAATAGCTGAGCATACTTCGGAACTTGTCATTGCTTGACCGCGTAGGGCATCTTCTAAGTCATGATGCCATTGAGCAATTTCATCTGCTTGCCCGACAACAAATGCCTCAAACGACCATGCTTCTTTTCCGTTTCCAGATGGTGGTAACACTAGATGCTTTTCAAATTGTTTTCGATAAGTAGGGTCTACATGACTTGTTTTTACCGTGCCTTTTCTATAGGTTGGGGACGAGTGATGTAGAATTCCCCATAAAGCGAAGTTTGTTAGGTTCAATCCATATTTCCCGTAACTCGATTCAAGAGATGTGGCTACTCGGATGCTTTGAATATTATGCTTAAACCCAAAAAGATTTTGGCTAACCACATTTTCCGTTGTCAATCTCTTGTCATTCATCGGGGAGTCTGTTATGTGTATTGGGCTGCTTGGAACCATTATTTCATGCAGGACCTGTTCACCTGCATGTCCAAATGGAGTGTGTCCTAAATCGTGACCAAGTGCTATCGCCTCGGTCAAGTCGCAATCTAAATACAGGGCTCGAGATATGGTGCGCGCAATTTGAGAAACCTCAAGGGTATGGGTTAATCGATTTCGCTGATGATCATCTTTCCCGGTCAAGTAAATTTGCGTTTTACCGGCTAACCTTCTAAATGCACTGCAATAAAGAACTCTATCGCGGTCACGCATGAAGTCTGTCCGATATGGTTGGTTCTTGGGCTCATTTGCGCCAAATCGGGTTGCAAATTCAAGAGGTGCAGCAAAACTAAATTCCGGGCATTCATAGTTAAACATGATCTTGACAACTCCTTATCTCAGGTGACATGCCTTTCTAGCGTACTCATAAGCAATATGTCATTAATCACCAAAACATGACATAATTTTAATATATTTGCTATTGAATCGGAAAAAGTGGCAGGCCGCTGTGTTGCTCATGGTGTTTTTCGTTTTTGTTCAGCCATCATTGCCGTGATCCTCCGTATGCACTGCATGTCTCTGAAAATAATACTTTTATGGAGGATATTATGAACAACTTTACAGACCACGTTACATCTCTTCTGCAAAACTACCGCGCCACCAAGCGCAAGATTGAGCAGCTCCGCTACGAGTTGGAGCACCCTGCCAGAGTGTCTCCGGACGAAATGATTGAGGCCATGAACTTCGCCAAGGGTGATGGCGAGGGCCGGTCTTCCGGCAGTGTGTCCAACAAGACGCTTTACATCGCCATGAACTTCCAGAGTGCGGCGGATGAGGCAAATGTCGCTTTGACACACGATCTGGTCAGCCGCCTCGTACCGCTGGAGCAGGAGATCAACCGTCTGGAGCACTATGTGGCACTTCTGGAACCGCGGCAGGCCGAGGTCATTCGACTCGCCTACTTCGAGGGTCACACATGGCAGCAGATCAGCGCTAAAACCCAAATCACAACGAGAACCCTGTATAAGATCCGCAATCAGGCGGTCGAGGAGCTGGCGGAAATGTATGCGCTGACTGCCGATCTGCAGCGGTAAATCCTTGGCGTTCCTATCTTCTTCAGGAAGGCTTCACCTATTGTTCACCAAGTCTTACCTTGAAAGGGCATCTTGAAGCTGGTATTCTTTAGAATACAGAATCATAGACAACGCTTCCCGGCATTGCGCTGGGAGGCGTTGCTCTTTTATCAGCATTTTCATAAAACACCGAGATCTGGCAATACTACCGACAACGCTATTGGAAAAGAGGAATCTTCATGGAAGCAAACCGTCCGAGCACCAGCCATACCGCCCATACAACGCCGCGGGATATCGCCTGCGTAAGTATCGACACCTCCGCCTCCTGCGCCGAACGCATCAAGCAGTATGTGGAGCAGGTAGGCGACCCGTATTGCTATACGGATAGCGGCATTGTGGTAAAGCTTGCGTATTCCAACACAGATGTGAGCCTGCAAGACCGCCTGCGGGCTTATGCGTGCAGCCTGTCCTGATCCTCCAAAGTTTCCCTGTTGACAAAAGCAAAGCGGGAAAGCATAATAGACCCGTCAGTGAAAATAATGTTGCCGCCCGGCAATGACAGCCAGAAACCGCTTTCCTGAATTTTTAGGAGGTACGTTTTATGGCTGCATTTTTTTGCCCACAAACCGAAGAACTCTCCGGACAGCATTGGTATGGCATCTCCTATCTCCGCCTGTCAAAGCTGGGCAAGCGCTATGAGAGTGAGAGTATCGACAACCAGCGGAAGCTGATTGATGAGTTCGTACAGCGACACCCGGAGATCACGCTGGTGGGGGAGCGGGTAGACGATGGTTATACTGGCACCAACTATGACCGGCCGGGCTTTCAGGGCGTTATGGATGCCATCCGTGAAAAGAAGGCGAACTGCGTCATTGTAAAAGACCTGTCCCGCCTTGGCCGTGAATATATCGAGACCGGCAAGTATCTGGAAACCGTTTTCCCGGATATGGGCATCCGGTTTATCTCCGTCAATGATGATCTGGACAGTGAACACACGCCGCTGTGCGATGATATTTCCATCCCTATCAAGAACATCATGAACGAGGCGTACTGCCGCAGTCTTTCCCAGAAGCTGCGGGCGCAGTTTCGTGTCCAGCGCAAGGCGGGAGAATTTCTCGGTGCCTTTGCCTGTTATGGCTATCTGAAAGACCCGGCCGACAAGCACAAGCTCATCATTGACGAGTATGCCGCTATGGTAGTCCGAACCATCTTTCAACTGAAAATGGAGGGCTACAGCCAGCAGGCTATTGCCAACTATCTCTCCTCGGAGGGCGTTCTGCCGCCGGCGGCATATAAGCAGCAACAGGGGCTGAAATATCAGTCAGGCTTTCAGGCAGTCGGTGATAATAACGCATGGTCACCTGTCGCGGTGCGGGCTATTCTGGAAAATCCCATCTATATCGGGACGCTGGTGCAGGGCAAGCGCGGAACGCCCAACTATAAGATCAAGCAGATGAAGCTGCGCAGCAAAGAGGATTGGTGCATTGTGGAGAAAAACCACGCGCCCATTATCAGCGAGGAGCTGTTCACTTCGGTGCAGCACCTGCTGTCACTGGATACCCGAACTTCCCCTTCCGAGGAAGTGGTACAGCCCTTGGCCGGAATGCTGTACTGCGCCGATTGCGGCCGCGCCATGTGCAGGCGCAGTGTAAAGCGCGGCAACCGCACGTTTTATTATTATGTCTGCTCCACCCACAAGCGCTCCAAGCTGTGCAGCAGCCACTCCATTTCGCAGACTGCTTTAGAGGACGTGGTGCTGCGGGCCATCCAGAAGCAAATCGAGATGGTGGTCGATATTGACCAGTTGATCCACGAGATCGGTCAAAAGAGCATCCAAGCCGCCAAGCACCGGCAGTTGGATATGACCATTGAGGAAAAGGAAAAGCAGATCACCGAGCAGAAGGAATACCGTATGCGTTTGTTGGAGGCTTTCCACGACGACCTGATCTCCCGCACGGAGTATGACATGATGCGGCAGCGCTATACGCAGCGGATCGACGCATTGCAGGTGGCCCTCGCCAGTCTGCACGAGCGGCGGCAAGCCTTGGAGGAGGGGGCGGCAGACACCCGGAACTGGGTCGCCGAATATACCAAATTCAGGAAAATCGACAAGCTTACCCGTGAAATGGTAGCCGGGTTGATCCGCAGGATCACGGTATCCGAGGGCAAGCAAATTACGATACAGTTCAACTACGCCGATGAGCTGGCGTCTTATCAGCAGATGATCGCAGCAGCGGCGAAGGAGGTGGGGTAAGCATGGCACGGAAAAGCAAATATCTGTCGGCCCAACCTCTGCCGGAGACTTCAGTTCACTATCTGGCCGGACAGTATGGCCGGTTATCCGTGGAGGACGGCGACGACACCGAAAGCAATTCCATCGGCAATCAGGCAAAAATTGCTGACGCTTTCCTTGCGGAGTACCCCGACATCCAAATTGTAGAACGGTACGCTGACAACGGTTATACTGGTATGAACTACAACCGTCCGGCTTTTCATCAGATGATGACGGATGTATGGAGCGGAAAGATCAACTGCATTATCATCAAGGACATCTCACGCTTGGGACGTCATTTCGTCGAGACCAGCGAACTGGTGGAGCAGATATTCCCCGCCATGAACGTGCGCCTTATCAGCGTCAATGACAACTATGACAGTCTCGTGCAGGATGCAGGCGCTGCCGCGTCCCTCACCATGCCGCTGAAAATGGTCATGAACGAGAACTACGCCAAGGATATCTCCAGAAAAATCCGCAGCAGCATCCACGCGCAAATGCGCAGCGGCACCTATCTGCCTTCGTCCGGCAGCATTCCTTACGGTTATCTCCGGAACGCCGCTGCCGTGTCCTATGATATTGATGAGGACACCGCTCCGGTCGTCCGGCGTATCTTTACCCTGCGTTCCGAGGGCGTCAGCTTCAACGCCATCGCAAAACAGCTGAATCAGGAACATATTCCGTCCCCCGCTCAGCTGCGTTATCTGCGTGGAATGAACAGCTCCGCAGCGTACCGTGACGCACTGTGGAGCAGGGCGACCATTCGCAAGATTGTCGGCAGCGATGTCTATATCGGCAATCGCACCTATGGGAAAGTATCCCGAAACCATTTGAACGAAAAAAAGAAGCGTCAGCCAACTGAGCAATGGACGGCCATTCCAAACGCGCATCCGCCAATCATCAGCAAGGAACTGTTTGACGCGGTACAGCAGGTCAATCAAGAGGTTCTTGCGTCCCGTGCCGCATATCGCACATGTGCTGATATTGGCGATGTGCAGGCCGATCTTTTTCGTGGTAAGCTGTTCTGTGCGGAGTGCGGCAGTCCCATGGGGGCTGGCAAGGGCTGCGCCCGGCACGGCGCACACTCCCCCAGCCGGCTGTTCTATGACTGCAACCGCTATCGCTACTCCGCGCACACCGCCTGTTCCAGTCACTACATCCGCCACGAACGACTGCTTGCCGCTGTCACCGATGCCTTAGACCAGCAGTTGACATTGGCCGTTGATGTAGAGCGGCTGATCCATGAAATCGACCACTCCGCCGAACTGACACAGGCAAAGCAGGAAAAGCAAAATACCGCCACAAGCCTGCGGCTCCAGCGGCAGAGCCTTGACCGGAAGCTGGATATGCTGATTCACGACCTGTCCACCGGCCTGATCGGCCGCGAGGAATTTCTCTACGCAAAAGAGAAATACCGGGCAGAGCTCAACCGTATTCTCGCGGCGGAAGCCGCACAAAAGGAGCGGATCGAGCAGATGCAGAAGGGCCTATCCACCGCGCAGGCGTGGGTACGCGCCATGCAGGAATACCGGCGGCTCCCAGCCATAACAAGGGAGCTTCTTGATACGCTTGTTGAGCGTATCTCCATTCACGAGGATCGCAGTATCACGATTCAGCTCAACTACGCCGACCCCTTCGCCGCCTTGCGCTCCTATCACACACTGACAGAGGAGACTGCTTACTGTGGATAAGATGGCTTCCGATCTCATGATCTGCTACTACCGCCTTTCTTCGGAGGATGGCGACGTCGCGCGCGGAAATGTCGCAGAGAGCTTCAGTATCTCCGCACAGCGCCTTTGTGTACGGAACTTCCTCGCGTCCCGTCCTGATCTGGAGGGAACCGTTGAGGAGATCACAGACGATGGCTACTCCGGCACCAATATGAACCGCCCCGGTATGCAGCGGCTGCTGTCGCTGGTAAAGTCTGGAAATGTTAAGGCTGTCATTGTGCGTGACCTCTCCCGTTTTTCCAGAAACTTTCTGGAAGGCGGCCACTATCTGGAGTTTGTGTTTCCGGCGTATGGCGTCCGTTTTATCTCCATCAACGACCACTTTGACAGTGCCGACTATGGTGAATCCACCGGCGGTCTGGAGCTGGGCATCACCAACCTGCTGAATCAGCTATACAGCCGTGACCTGTCCCGCAAGATTAAAAGCGTAACAGACCGCAAGAAGCTGAATGGCGAATATGCTTTCGGTGCTGTGCCTTACGGCTATCAGAAGGGTGAGCAGAAGAACACTATCGTGGTCGACCCGCCTTCCGCCGATGTCGTCAGGCAGATATTTCAGTGGGCTTCGCAGGGCATCAGCATCACGCAGATCGCGCAGCGGCTGAATGCGTCTGGCACCGAAACGCCATCTGTCTATCTGGCAAAAGTCCGGGGCCGCTACAAGGTGCGGAAGTTCTGGACATATGAATCCGTCCGGAATATTCTTCAGAACCGCATCTACACCGGCGATACGGAGGCGTTCAAATCCCATGTGATCAAGGTCGGCGGCAACCGCACGAAGATTCTCCCCGAAGCGGAGCGCCCTATCATCCCCCATACGCACGAGCCCATCGTGTCACGGGAGCTATATTTTCTTGCCCGCAGCACCGTACAGAAAACGGCACCGAAAACACCGACAGGAAGCCCGCCAAGTCTGCTGCAGCCCTATCTCGTCTGCGGATGCTGCGGAAACCGTCTGGTGAAGGGCAAGGCCTCCAACAAGAACTGGCGCTGTGCGTCGGCGCGCTATGTACCGGAAAGCGGCTGTGCCGAAGTCTGTATCTCCGACGCCGACTTGCAAGCCATTCTGATCCGTGCGATCAATATGCAGTGCCAGCTGCGGGATGCCCGTCTTGAGACCTTCCAGCGTCAATTTGAGAGTCACGCCTCCAAGCGTCGCGCCATCAATGCGAGGATGCAGAGATTCCAAGCTGAGATCCACCGCAAGCGGGAGGAGCTTATGTCTCTTTACGAAGCGCATGTCGGTGGCCGGCTGTCAAAAGAGTCCTTTACAGAAAAACGGGAAAGCCTTCTCCGCGCACAGAACGAAAAGAAGCGGCAGCTTGCCCAGTTGGAAAGCGATTGGGAACTGCTCTGCGCGGAGGAGGAGAACGCAAAAAAAGAAGAACGGCAAACCTCCGTCCTCTCTTCGTACCATGAAATAAGCGCTTTAAACCCTGCTCTTATGCGGGAATTAGTTTGTAAAGTTTTAGTTTTCAACAGGCAAAAAATTCAAATAGAGTGGAAATTTTCCGATTTTACAAGCGAATTAGTCGAATAAAGTTCTTAAAAAATTATTTGTTGTCCCATATTGACATCAACCGTGAGCGGCAGCCCCATCCTCCAGAACGGCCGCATCGTCGGCGCGGTTACCCACGTCCTGCTCAACGACCCCACCCGCGGCTACGGCATATTCATTGAGAATATGCTCGACATGGCCGGCTGACAGACCCGGCGGGGAGGGCCGGGAAGCCCTCCCCGTCCGGCCTTTCCTATAAAAACGAGAGGAGCGTTTTTCATGCAGTCCCTGCTCATTAAGGACACCACCCGCGCCCAGCGGGAGGAGATCGTCCGCCGCGCCCTCAGCGCCTGCGGCAGCCCCTGTGACGGCTGCAATGGCTGCGGCAACGCCGGCGG